GCTTTGGCCTCCTGCTCCACCACTACCACCAGCACCAACGGTAACTGTGTAGGTAGCGCCTGGGGTCACTGTAACAACCGCAGTGCCACTGCCCCCGCTGCCCCCATAAAATCCTGCTACTCCGGGGTAAGAAGGAGTGCCTGCACAAGGATTACCTGTATATTGGGCGCTGCCACCCGATCCGCCAGCACCGCCACCAAACGCAGTGACTTTTATCGAATTGACGCCAGCCGGAACTGTAAACGTTCCGCTCGTTGAAAAGAATTGGAATGAGGTTCCACCAGAAACTGCGTTTGCCAACACAAAAGCCGTTGTTGCTATCGTTGTGTTGTTGGTGCCAACGCTTTGCGTGGTTGCCGTTACGTTGCTGGCAATTGTGCCCCCGCTCACCACGTTGGTTGCGTTCGTGGCATTGGTTGCGTTCGTGGCATTGGTAACCGCTGTAGATCCGATAGCGGACGCGATCTGCGCTCCTGTTGCTGCCGTGAAAGCAGATGTGCCGTTGCCGTAAGCAACCCCGGTCAAAGTCGTAACGCCCGTACCGCCGTTGGCGACGGGAACTGTTGATGTCAAACTGCCCGCGTCCACAGCGTAGAAATTGGTTCCGTCCGAGAACACCAGCAGTTTTTTACCCGCCGGGACCTGCACGCCTGTACCAGCAGCCGTCGTATTACCGATAATCGTACTGTTATAGATAGTCAGTACGTATGAGCTGTTGTTCCAGAGAACGTACTGCTTGGGGTTGGGCGGCGCATAGACGGCGAAGTTGGCGCCGGTGCTGGTAGTAAAAGCCAGCGAAGCGTAGATTGACTGGTTGGCTGACGCCGTTGCAGTGGAACCGCTGACGTACGTCAATGCCTGGTTGGCCGACGAGACCGCCACAGTTTGGAACCCCGAGATGGCGGGGTCAATCACGTACGCGAGCGTGTCGTTGGTCGTGGTTCCCCAGGTGCCAGCCTGAGAACCGTTGGGGATCAGCTCTATCCGTAAATCAGGAGAGTAAGTTGACATGGTGTGTCCTTATCGAAAAAAGGCCAAAAATCCAAATAACTGCTGGTTCTACGACGGCGGTGACTCAGTGTTTTCCACAGCAACCATGTACACCCAGTCACCCTCCAGCACGGGATCGCAGGGCACGAGGCGCTGCGTCTCACTATCATACTCTCGAAACAGGTTTACGCGCACCAAATTCCGATCCTTGAGCTGCTCATCCGTCGGGGGATACCACTCGCACAGCTCCCGGCAATCAGCCACCTTGGTCACAACTCCGTCAATAACTTCAGCTACTAGCATGGTCTACCTCAGAAGTTGGGAAACGCCGCTGCTGGCGGGGTGAAGTTGGCCGTGTAGCGAGCCACACCTTTGGTGACTCGCACGTCGTCAAGGTATCCGTTAAGATACTGCGTTGTGCCCGTTGATGTGGCATATACACGACCAAGCGCTTGTGCGGTTTCGTAAAAATTTACCGACGACGTACCGCTGGCCTCAAGGGTTCCGTCGAGGAACAAACGCGCCGTAGTGCCAGACCGAGTTAGCGCAAAGTGATACCATTGGCCCGTCGTGACGTTATTAGTTGAAGTCAAAGTAAGTGTGGTTGCGTTATCGGCTTGCAAGATCGCTATCAGTTTTGTTGTGCTTGCACGAATTAAAACACCGTGATCGCCAGGGCTTGCCAACTGTACAAGGGTGGAATACAGACTATGGAACGTTGATGCAGGAGCACCAGCAAAATACACCCAACCTTCAACCGTAAAATCACCCGTGCCAAACGTGATTGCCGGCTGGCTGGCCATAATTAGGGCGTCTGAAAGGCCATTAAAGTACATCGACCCCGTGCCATATTTGACAATGGTGGTATTTACCTGGGCGCTGCCAATTGTCTCTAGGTCGTTGACCGTTGTGTTGTCAAAGATGCCTGCGTTGGTTCCATTGACTAGCAGTTGTGTGCCGGAGACCGCTGTTACCGGGGCTGTTGGTGGCACGAAAGGACCCGTGTAAACTGCTGTGCCGTTTACGACACGCAAATTTGAAAGATAGCCCAACATGTTCAACGTTGCGACGTTACCGCCGTCTGCACCAATAATTGGGCGCGCCGCGCCATTCGCATAATTGGTTGCGTCTACGTAAGAACCTAATAAAGCGCCGTTCAAATACAATCTTGTGGTGCCGCTGGATCGAACCAACGCTATATGATTCCACGCATAATACTGTATGGTTCCACCAACAATTCTGTTGGCCCCGATTGTATAGTAGAATACCTGATTGGTTGAGCCGATATACAGCGTTGGATAAGGACCCGTAATAGAGTTTGGCCTACCGTCATAAATCATTCGGTCGGCGGCTACGGTTGGGTATATCCACACCTCGATTGTGAAGTTGTTTAATCCAAAAGCAAGGTTGGATGATCCAGTAAGCGTAAGGTAATCGCCGCTGCCGTCAAAGTACGCAGACCCAGCGTAAGTTGACCCTGTGTACGATGTTGGCCCCGTCACCGTGTCGGTGAACGGGTTGGCGCGTTTGGGTGTTGCGTTGCCGTTCACTGTGATGGTGAACGCGTTGGTGCTGTTGTCAATGAACGAGGTTGATTGACAGGTAAGTAGGGATGTACCTGAGATTGCCGTCAACGGCGATGTGGGCGGTGTGAAAGCGCTTGTATATACCGCCGTGCCTTTGACAATACGGAAGTTGGAGATAGACCCCAACAGAGGGTTGCTTGCGCTTTCGCCTCCAATGGTTAGAGTGCCCGTAGAAAAATCGGTCGAGTTTGTTACTGACTGCGCTACCGCGCCGTTGATGTACAGCGTTAGTGTTGTTCCGTTTCTTACCAACGCAAAGTGATTCCATTGCCCAGCAGTTGGCCACGCAGGGTTCAGTATTACGGATGTGCCCGAAAACACTTCAATTTTTGAAGTTGCTGCCGTATTAAAAACACGCAACACAGAACCAGAAGTCCCGTAAGAAAAATGCGTGTAATACCCAGCACTGGGGTTGGCGGGTAGATAGAGCCAATACTCAATAGTAAAACTTCCAGATCCGGGCCAGATAGTTGAATTGCTGGCAGGTGCAGTCAAATAATCCCCCGTACCATCAAAGTACCCGCTGTAACTTGCTGGATTGGTTTGATAGAACGTAAACGGGGCGAACTTAGACACCTGAACGCCGCCGACTCTAGTAAGCGGCCAGCCTGCGCCGCTTATGTCGTTAAACCTGTTTTGGTTATTAACCAGCAGCGTCGTGTCGGTCGTGGCAATTAACGGCGTTGTAGATGGAGTAAAGTTAGCGGTGTATACAGCACGCTTACCGATCACGCGCAGGTTGCTGATGTATCCGTTAAATCCCTGCCACGTGGTGCCAGCATACAAGTAACCGCCAGAGGATATGTAGTTAGTGGTTGTCGATGAGGCAGTTGTGCTGGTAAGCCCGGTCAGTGTCTCTTGCACACCGTTAACAAACATTCTAATTACGCCGTTGCTTACACTGAGCGCAATGTGTGTCCATGTATTGAGGGGGATTATAGAACCTCCCTTGGAAATTTGGTCACTTCCTGCGTACCAAAACAAAACTAGGTTGCCGTTGCTATCAGGACCAAAAGACCAGTCAACCGCAGATCCCGCCAATTGCATTTGACCAACTACATAGCCGAGGACCGCGCCGCCCCCACTATGACGAGAAAGCGGGTAAATCCATGCCTCCGCTGTAAACGTGACGGTTGCGTTAAACGCGCTGCCAATAATTGTGCTCGCGCTGTTTGTTGGCGTTGTCCACCCCGACTGCGTGGTTGCGTAGAAGTTACTCCAGTTACCCGGTCCGACGTACGGGTTGAATGCTCCCTGAGTCGTGTTGCCGTTACGGGTGATCGTGAAGTTGTTGACGCTGCTGTCTACGAAGCTGTTGTTCTGCGCGCCGTTGGTGCCGTCCCCGTGCAAGAGCAACGTGGTGTTTTGAAAGTACGGGTCCGCGCCAGATCCCGGAGGCCACAGGCCCGCCTTTTGATAGTACTGCGCCTCTTCCAGGTTCCACACACCGGAAGCGCCTGACTGCGATACCGTCGGCGCGGTGGCGGAGATTACGCCGCCTGTATAGCGGTTCGTCATTAGCTGATGTCCTCGTAGGAGATGCTAAACGTGAGCGAGCTACCAATCGCAGACGTCACCGTGATTGACGTGCCCTCTTGCAAATAAATGGCCGTTGACTTGTCCACGCAGATCAACGACGCGTTACCAGGCACCGACACCTGATACACAACCGGAAACGCCGTGCCGCCTGTAGGGGCGGAGCCCTGAGCCACCGCGCCGTTGGTGTACAACGATACCGTAGCATTACAAGCGACTGCCGTAACGTTTGATGCCACGATCTGGTTGATCTTGAATACCTTGCCTGAAGACGCGGCGTTTGGCAGCAATACAACAGCAGTTGTGCCGCTAGGCGTGAAGTATGTCGTTGTGCCGTAAATGGCCGATACGTTGACAATATTTGGGTTTGCCATGAGTGTCTCGTTTTAATAGCCAAAGATCATTGCAAACGCAATAGATTTTCCGGCAGTAATCCCACCGCCCCCGCCCGGAGGTGTGGCCCACGTCCCGTCACCACGCCAGAACGTAGAAGATGATGCGCTCGTACCGCCGTTGAGGTTTGCAACAGGCAAATTGCCGATTGCCTGTGTTGACAAATCGACTTGATACACTCCCGCCGCGTCTTGGTATATCGCCCGTTCGGAAGGGTAAGTAACAAACACGTTTTTTTGACCAGCGGCAAACGTAACCTTGGCGCCGCCTGCACTGGAAGCCAGAATCGTGTCGCGCGTAAGCGTAGGTCCGGTGGAGGAATACGTACCAATACCAACTTCCCAGTCTCCAGCACTGGGGTCGAACGCCGTATAGTAAGTGGTGTTGGTGTTGCCAATGGCAGAGAAAGCCTGGTAGGAGAATACAGCTCCGCCAAGGGTAAAGTCGCTTGTACCCGTTGTCGTGGTCGTTTCTTGGACCCGGTCTTTTAGAACTAAAGCCATCGTTTATCCTCAACACAATTCCGTCACAACAAGGTCCCACTCGGCGTCTTGGTTGTTTTGGACAGTCTGCCAACTGGACGCTTGTGCGGCCTGTATCACCTGCCAGCTTGCGTTCTGGGCGGTGTCGATTATTGTCCAGTTGCGCGGGCAGACGTCACCCACTATACCCACTGCTTCCAGCCCCGTCAAGGTGTGGGCATGGATAACACCCATCGTACCGACAGCCCCGGTGGCCTGCACGCCAGTAATGGGGACCGTGATGACTGGGGCGAGGGTACCAAGCTGCCCAGTAGCCTCAACGCCAGTCAGCTCGTTTGTCTTGGTAGACGCAACATCCCCTACAGAACCTGTAGCAGAAACCCCGGTAAGCTGGGACGCCACGGCTTTGACGACGGTTCCAACCTCACCGTATGCAACCGACGGGTTATGGTTTTGGCAGCCACCCCATGCAACGTCGTAGTAGCCACCGCTGGAGGTGTCACCGCTCCACGGACCCAGGCCCCAGCCCAAGCAATCTTCTGTACTTAGCTGAACAACGACAGGGATGATGTACGTAACCGTCCCGACACTGCCCGTGGCCGCCACACCTACAAGTTCTCGGGCCGGAACTACATCGCCAGCCGCGCCTGCACCCTGAACCCCAGTAATCGGCCAAGAAACTGTGTATACGGGGGTGCCAACCGCCGTGGTGGAAGAAACCCCCGTTATCCCAACAGAAGCCGAGAACGCAACAGAACCTACAGCCCCAGTAGCTGTAACTCCTGTGAGTGCAACAGAGACAGTCTCGCCTGCAAGAGATGCAAACGGCGCTGCTGCAAATGGGGCTATACCAAGCATGACCCTCCCCTATACCGGGGATGGCTTACGCCAGGCGCAGCAGGGCGGTCGTATTCGTATTGGCAGGCATCGTCAAAATAAACGTGCCAGCCGTAATCGTCTGCGAACCGAAGGTATGAACACTCACTGCCTTGTTGCTCTGAGTCTGGTTGTAGATCAGAACAGTGTCGAAAGCCGTGGTCAAAGTCACGCCGGTGTACACCAGACTTGCGGACGGGGTCCAGTAAGCGGTGGTGCCCGAAGAAGTCGGGGGCGTAGCGTTGGTAACAGCAATACCGCCAGCTGAATAGCCGGGGCCGCTCACCTCACCAGTGGCAGTGTATGCCGTGGTGCTGGCGTTCAACGTAGCGGAAGCCAAGTACAACGCACCGTAAAAGGTGTCAGCCGTACCGGTTCCGCGCGTAGGGGCGGTGCCGAAATTATGCGTTGCTGTCAGCAGCTCCGTTTTGAACGAAGTGCACATTGCCTGGGTATTTGCCATTTTTCAGTCCTTTCAACCGATCATTGCGGCCACTCCGTCGGCCAGCACGTTTTTCTTGAGGTGCACATGCACCGAGCGGTGAACAAGCTCACCATCCAACCAATACTCCACCCAACGGGTCAGCTCGTTATCGTTGTCAACGGAACCCTCGCGCTTCTCCAGCAACGAATCGTCCATTTCACCCTTGGTTGTTGTAATGAGCGCCACAGTTATTCCTTACACAAGACGGATGATAGAAGTCGTGCTGCCCGACGTTGGGAACTGCACAACAAACGTGTTGGCCGAGGTCTTGTTTGAGCCAAAGTCCAACACACAAACTGCCGGGTTGCCACCGCCGTTTTTGTAGATCAACGCACCACGCGCCGTGATAGCGCCCGTCCAGGAGGCGTTGGCAAACGAGATGTACGCCACGGCATTTTGCCCGACCTGGTTACCGATCGTAGGCACCTGCGTCACAGTCAAGGCCAGGCCACCAGCAGCATAGTTGCCCCCAGAGGACTCACCAGTTGACGTGTACGCAGCAGTGTCGGCATTGAGCGTAGCTGTGTTTGTGTACAGTGCAATCTTGAACGTGTCCGTCGTGAAATCGAACGTGCCGTTCATCAAGCCGGTCTTGAAGCTGTTGCAGGTGTAGTTGCCGGTGAAAGCCATCAACGCACCCCGTTATTCTGCGGCAACGGCGCAACACGCGCCTGGCCACTGCGGTATGCGTCGCTACG